CCAGATCGCGCTCACCGCCGTGACGGGCGCCTGATCATGCGCCTGTCTCTCAAGCAGATCAAAAGGGCGGACTGGATCGAGCTCGGCTCAGGGGTGGCGCTCAAGGTCGCCCCGCTGGGCCAGCTTCATCTGGACCGCGCCGAGGCGCGGGCGGGGCAGGCCGCACGCGAGATTGTCGAAAGCGCGGCAAGGCTCACTGATTACGGGCTCGAGCAGGTCGAGGCGGGCATCCTCTTTGATCCGGAGGATCTCGACGTCACGGCGGGCTCGGGCCTGCTGCTCTATGCGGTCGAGCTCGCCATGATCGGGGTCAAGGACTGGCGCGGCTTCGATGATGAGGATGGCCAGCCCATCGATGGCCGTCCGATCGAGCGGCGCAAGCTGGCGATCCTCTTTCATTCCATCGCTCCTGATGGCCCGGAGAGTTTCGCCGCCCGTTTCATCAAGCGCGCTTGCGCCATCCCGCTCCTGGAGCGGTCGGAGGGAAACGTCTTGGCCGCCGGGCTCAGTGGCGATGGGGCTCCGGCGGCTTCTGTACAGGATGCGTCGAAGTCGGCGCCGCCTGCGCGCGCGGCGGACCCGTCAGCGTAAACCGCGCCACGGGAAAGCGGACCTATTGCCCCACACTCGAGCATGCGCCTCACACGCTCGAGGGCGAGGCGGCCTGGCAGGCCGGGCTTGTCCCGGGCGTGTGGAAGCGCGCGGGCCTTGGCGGGGCGATCTCCGGCCTTGATGTATCCGAAGCGCTCGCCCGCATACCCGAACTCGACACGCTCGATCTCGACGCTGTGCGCGCGTTTCTCACCGCGATCGAGATCGGCCGCATGGCCGGCGAGCATGACGCCCGCGAAAGCAAGAACAAGGACCCTGAACGCTGATGCGTGAACAGGAAGTACGCCTGCGTCTGACGGCGAAAGGCAAGAAAGAGCTGGTCGACGCCCTGCGCGGCATGGGCCAGGAAGGCCAGAAGGCGGCGGAAAAGATCGAGCGTTCGGGCCGGTCCGCCTCGCGCGGGCTCAAGGGCATCGATGCGGCGGTCAAGGATCTCAAGGGATCGCTGCGCTCGGCCGCCTCCCGCATTCCCCTTGTCGGTTCGGGCCTGAGCGCCATGGGTGGGGCGGGGCTTGCCGCTGCCGCTGGGATCGGAGCCCTCGGCGTGGCGCTCGGCGCATCCTTGCGGGTGAGCCGCGAGGCGGTGCGCGAGTTTGACCGCATCGCCAAGGCGTCACGCGAGCTCGGAACCTCGACCGATTTCTTTCAGGCCATGCGCCTGCAGGCCGATGAAGCCTCGATCGGCTGGGAGAATGTCTCTCGCGCTCTAGTCACCTTTGAGCGCAACGCCGCCAAGGCCGCGACCGGGCGGGGGGAAATGGTCGAATTGCTGCGCGCAACCCATCCTGAACTGCTCGCCGAAATCGCCAATCTTGAAACCGCCGAGGAGCGCCTCGAGGCCTATCGCCTCGCCATGCGCAATGCGGGCAGTCAGACCGAGCGCACGCTTTTGCAGACCGCCGCCTTTGGCGAGAGCGGCGTGGCGGTCGGCCGCATGCTGACCGAGCAGTCTGAAAGCATGGATGAGCTCACCCGGCGCGCCCGCGAAATGGGCGTGGTGATTGACGAGTCCGTCCTCGCCCGCGCCGAGGAAATGGAGACCCAGCTTTCCGTCGCGAGCCGCGTGATCGATCTCAACCTCAAACAGGCCTTTGTCGATCTCGCGCCCTTCCTCGTCTCGACCGCCGAGTTTCTCGCCGATCTCAGCCGGGGCCTGCGCGGGGTGGCGACTTCGATTGGCCAGGTTCTTGATGAGTTCAAGGAGTTGGGGGAGTTGAGCCTGCCCGAGCTTGAACTGCGACAGGGCCGGCTCGAGAACCTCATGCTCGTGACAGGGCTGAACCCTTATGACCTTGAGGACTCAAGACGCCGGGCGGGCGACAGCCGAACCGCCAACAGACAGATTGATGAACTTGAAGAGATCCGCGCCCGGATCGCGGCGTTTCGAGGCCTGGATGCGTCCTCGCCCACAAGTGGCGATGATGAGACCGACGCCAGCCTGACCCGCACGATCGAGCTCACCCGCGCCGTGGCGCAGGCGCGTGAACAGGCGATCAGCCCGGCTGAACGGCTCGCCGCATCGATCGCCGAATTGCGCGAGGCGCGCGAGGAGGGGATCATCGCGACGGACGCCGAGCTCGATCGCCTGATCGAGGCCGCCCAGGCGCGTAACGCCGGCGCACAGGCGGACCGCGTTGCGGCCCAGCACGCGCAGGAGGCGGCGAGGGTGCGCGCCGAGCTCGGCGATCAGACCGGCATGCTGGCGCTTGAACAGGCGCGTCTGAACGCCATTGTCGAAAGCGGCAATCTCACCTCTGAAGAGGCGGCGCGAGCGCTCGAGCAATATCGCGAGCGCCTTCTGGCCAGCTCTGAAGCGGGCCAACGCGCCCGACAGATCACCGAACAGATGGCGACCCCGATCGAGCAATACACCGCCGCGATCGCCGAGCTGGATGAACTGCTCGCCCAACACGCCATTACCGAGACGGTTCACGCGCGCGCAGTCGAGGCCGCGACCCGCGTCTATGAAAGCGCAGACCCGGTCATGGCCGCTGCTGCACGGGTCCGCGAGGAGCTGGCGGGATCGGCCAAAGAACTGGCGCGCGAGGAGGAGCTCGTCAATCAGGCCGTCGAGCGCGGCGAGATCAGCTTTGAGGAGGGCGCAACCTATCTCAAGGCCTATCGCGAGGCCATGAATGAGGCGACGGACGCGAACAAGGAATTGCGCGTTGAAAACGAGCTCCTCGACCGCGTGCTGGCCAAGCAGGTGTCAAGTTGGAAGGATCTCGGGCAGGTGGCGCTGGACGTGCTCACCGACATTATCCGCGAACAGATCCGGCTGGCTGATGCGTCCCAGGGGTTGGGCGCCTTCTTTTCCCAGATCCTGAGCGGGTTCACCTCCTCATTTGGCGGCAAGACCGAAGCCCCGGCCGGCAAGCCGACCTTCCATTCGGGAACGGGCCGTGTGAGCGCCAGCTCCTTGTCCGCCGCCTATCGCACCGCAAGCCCGCTCGGCGCGGGCGAGGCGCTCGCCAAGGTCAAAAAGGATGAGCGCATCTTCACCGCCGAGGATAACCGCACCTTGCTCACTATGCTCGATCAGGCGCTCAAATCCCCTGCGATCGCGCCTGTGGCTGTGGGTGGCGGCGAGCTCGTCATTCGCTTTGCAGATCAACGCAGCCGGGACGGGCTCGAGGTGTCCGAACGCCGAGACGGGCGCGGCGGTCGCGAGATCGATGTGATGGTCCGCGATCTCACCGAAGGCCAGATCGCAGGCGGCGCCTTTGATGAGGCTTTTGGCAAACGCTATGGCCTGCGCCCGGCCATGGCGCGGCGATAGGGGGCGATCATGGCGGCTATTGATATTCCCGAAGGGCTCAGCCTGCGCGCCTTGCGCGAGGGTTTGCAGGTCGGCGCACGGCGTGCGCTGGAATCTCCCAATGATGAAGGCCCGCCCAAGCGCCGCACGATCACGGCGGCGGCGGTCCCGGTCTCGGCGAACTTCAAGATGACGCTCGACGCCTATCGCAACACCTTCGAGCCTTGGTATCGCGTCACGCTGGGGGAGGGCGCGCTCTGGTTCAACTGGACCCATCCGCTTACGGGGGCGCCGTGTGAGGCGCAATTCGCCGGCGAACAGGCTTTCACCGTCGCGCCTTCCCCGGGCGGTTTCGTGAAGATCTCGGCCCAGCTCAGGATGCGCTAATGCCCAGCGTCGAATTTGTGCATGGCGTCACCGATGAGGCGACCGCCGAGGACTTCCTCGTCCTGCTCACCCTGACCCATCCCGATCTTGCAGCGCTCGAGGCGGATGCGCCCGAGCTTGGCGTGTCAGGCGGTGCGCTGCGTCTGGTCAATCATCCGGTCAATATCGTCTCGCGCGGCGAGACCTATCTCGGCTTTCCGTTTTCCTGGGTTGATCCCGAACAGGGCGAGCGACCGCGACCGCGCGCCCGCTTGCGGATCGACAATGTGGACCGGCGCATCACGCAACTGATCCGGTCCCTGAGCTCGGCGCCCTACGCCCGCGCCGAGATCGTGCTCGGCTCGGATCCGGACACGGTCGAGCGCGCCTATCCCCCTTTCGTGATGACAAGCGCGGATTGGGGCGATGTGGACGTGTCCGCCGATCTCGGCGTCCGCGATGATGATGACGAGCCGGTTTGCGCCTGGTCACATTCCCCAAAATTCTCCCCGGCCCTGTTCTAGAGCTCATGACCTTACAGATTTCACCGCCGCGCGGCTGGCACGCGGCGTATATCGGCGCGCCTTATCGCGACCATGGCGACAGCCCCGAGGGCTGGGATTGCTTTGGTCTCGTCTGGTGGTGCCGCGTCCATGTCTATGGCGATCGCGGCCTTGATCGCGAGCTGGCGCGCCGCGCGCCCGAACCTGCAGCCCTGTCGCGTCCCGATCGTCTCGCCGCCCATGCGGCCGCCTTTGACGCGGGGCTGGGCTCGGGCGGATGGATCCCTAGCAAGCGCGAGCCCGGCGCGGCGGTCCTTTTCAATATCGCCGGCCGGCCGGTTCATGTGGGCCTGATGCTGCATGACGGGGGTTTCCTGCATGTGGACCGACAGACGCCCACCTGCGTTGAACGGCTCGACAGCCCGCAATGGGCGCGCCGCGTTGGAGGCTTCTATGTCCCGGTCTGATCGCGCCGCTCTCATGGCCTCGGTCTTTGACCGGCCCTTCGCCCAGACTGGCCCGCGCCGGGTGGAGATCCCCGAAGGCGCGAGCCTTGCTCAGATCGTTCGGCTCGCCGTGCCCGATCCCGTGCTCGCCAGCCATGTGCGGGTCCAGCTCGACGGCGAATGGATCGAGCGCACGGACTGGGATTTCGTGCCAGAGGCCGGGGCTTGTCTGACCCTTGCTGTGCGTCCGGCCGGTGGCGATAGCGGGAACAAGTTCCTGCGCACCCTCTTGCAGATCGCAGTCATAGCGGTCGCGACCTGGGTCGGCGGCGGAGCGGGCGGCTTAATTGCGTCCAAGTTCTGGGCGACGGCGGCCGCCGCCTCGGTCATGGTCGTGGGCAATCTTGCGATCAACGCGCTTGTGCCGCCGCCCCAGCCCAGCCTCGAGCCCGGCCGGTTTGATCGTGGTTACACGATCGAGGGCGCGCGCAACCAGTACGATCCTTACGGCCCGGTCACGGTGTCGTTCGGCGAGGTGCGGATCTTTCCCAAGTTCCAGGGTTTGCCGGTTCAGGAAACCCATGGGGATGACACCTATATCCGCTTCTTGCTTTCGCTCGGTCCCATGCCGCTCGAGATCGTTCCGGGCTCGATCAAGATCGGCGAGACCGAGATCGAGACCTTTCAGGGCGTTGAGATCGAAACCCGGCTCAAGCCGAATGATCCGCCCCTGACGCTCTATGCGCGCGATCCCTTCGCCGAACAGGTGGGCGCGACGCTCACCCCCGAGGCGGGCTGGATCACGCGCACCACGGCGGTGGGCGTCACGGAGATCATCGCCGTGATCGCCTTCCCGATCGGCCTTGGCGGCAAGAACAAGAAGGGCAATGACGAGTATGCGAGCGCCACGGTGGCGATCGAGTACCAGCCCGTCAGCGCCGATCCGGCCACCGGCGCGTGGTCGAGCTATCGCGCCAGTGCGCCGCTGGTGAATGACCGGCTTGCCGAGCTGGGCGAAAACCGTTTGCGCACTGACCCGTTCCTCGACATGGCTGCGCTTGATAGCGGCTATGAGCAGGCGGGGGCGAGCTCGGGGCCGATCACATGGCGGCGCAAGGAATCGGGCAAGCCCTTCCAGCGCGAGGTGCGTTTTGCGGTTCCGCAAGGCCAGTATCGCGTGCGCGTGCGC